TTCTACACAGGTCAGTTTCATCAGAACACTTGATATATGTTTCATCACCTTGAACAACATAGTCACCACAACCAAATACAGTTGTTGAACCTTTTAAAAAGGTGACACAGATTGCGGTGATTGGTTCGTTTGCAAGGTATGGGTCAGGAAATCCATTCTCTGAGCCAACTTCAATATCACAAATAGCAACAGAGATATCATCCATGTTCCAGTCAACCATGCCTTTGTTCTCATCAGCGATGAAAGCATATTCATAACGAGTTTGACCATAGATTTTAAAATTGGATACTTCTTCATATCTCTTTACAAAATCACGAGCTTCACGGATACTTTCGAACTTCATTGGCTCAAGATATTCACCTTCAAGCGATTTGAATTGGGTAGGTTTCTTAGATGGCAAAAACAAAGTAGGCGAGTAACCTATTTTAAGTTTAACTCGCCTGCCGTTTTTAATACCACGAAAAAGAATGTTGTTGCCTACTGAGGCAACATTAGTATAGTAATTTGTCATTCATACATTATATCAGATTTTAGGAATGGATGAGGCAATTTGAATACCGCTACCAAAGATTTGATTGTATTGATTCTCTAATTCACGGACTGGTGTAGATGTGATTAAAATATCTTCATTCTTAATGGTAAATCCAGTTTTGAATTCATCGGCATACTCTAAGAATGGTGAGAACGCAACACTACCTGGATCTGTAGCTGAGCGTGGTGGTACTGAAACTACTTGCACAGGTTGTTTAATTGTAATCGTTGATGTTGATTCTGTTACATCACCCATGATGGTGTGGTTAGTCTTGAATGTTACTAGTTTTATCGTCATGGTGTTTAATCTCTAAAATTGAATTAATTGGTTGGTTGTTAGCGAATTCGGTAGCCTCTTTAAGATTAGGAAACTCCCGTGCAGCCACAGCTGCACTACCATTGATGTAAAAGAATACTCTATACATTTACTTTCTCGCTTGCATGAAATACTGCTAAAGTTACCCAGCGTTTAGGAAATAACATTTCACGACCACGATAGTCGTTCATGTCAGCAGTTGGGTCTTGAATAAGACCAACAAGTTCGACCATATTGTCAAACTCACGGAGAAACAAGTCATACTTGTCGGCTCGTGGCAATTTATTATCAATTGCCAATTTCTTTGCTACTTCACGGATATTCATTTTGATACCTTGTTTAATTCAGATTGATAAGTTCTTTGTCGTAACTCGGAAGAACTAAACCGATGAGTGCGAGAATTGTAATGTGTGCGAATACCACGAGTATCACAAATATCACGGCCTGTTAGATGTCTTTCTTTATATTCTTCACCACAAATACGCATAGTGATAGGTAAGAACATAAGTAAATCTTCTAGGTCTTTCTCTGTATCATAGACAATAATCTCATCTACAAATTTTACGGCCGATAATTGAACATATCGTTCAACAATGGATTGAACTGGTTTGTTTTTAACTTCAGGTCGGTCAATTGTTGGGTCAGTTTGTAAACCAACAATCAGATAATCACAAATCTGTTTACACTCTGCAAGCATAAGAATATGCCCAGCGTGTAACAAATCAAAAGTTGAGCAAGTAAACGCAATTGGTCTACCCACCATTTCATCAGGTAATACTAACATAATTACTGTCCTATTTTCAATCGTTCTATCAATGCTTCAATTTCAGCTCTTAGCTGAGTGTTAGAGTGTGGCAATCTAACTTTAATCCTGCGTAGGAACTGTATCAGCTCCCTGTTGTCCATGTTTATCTGTATCATTTATACTTATGTTCTTAATAAAAACTTTTCCATCTTTTTCTTCATATTTTAAATTATCGCCTACTTTCCAACCCATTTCTTCCATAAGTTCATCAGGCAATTCAACGATAGCATCTCCATTATCACAAATCTCCAAGACTTTGCTTGTGTAGGTTTTCATACTTGCTTTACCTCAATGTTACATTTTTTTAAAAACTCAATACCAAAATCATCACGGTAAGTATTACGATAATACACCGAATTAATACCAGCCTGATGAATCAATTTAGAACAATCAATACATGGTGCATGAGTTACAAACAATGAAGCACCATCACTAGAGTTGGTGCTACGAGCAATCTTTGCAAGTGCATTGGTTTCTGCATGGAGAACTTCAGGTCTTGTCTTTAATGAATAGTGAAAGCCATCTTCATCCAAAAATTCATACTTCTCATCTATATGGATATAACTTTTTTCTTCACAATCATTATCCCAACCTGATGGCATACCATTGTAACCAATACCAATGATTGTATTATCTTTTACAACAACACAACCAACTTGTAACCGCCTAGCAGAGGACAGCTGAGAGTAAACCTCAGCTGCCTTCATATGAGCATCAAGATACTTTTGCTTCATTCTTTGGTTTAGAAATCTTAGCCAGTTTAGCTTTAATTTCTGCAACTTCAGCATCAATCATCATACGCTTATAATGGTTTCTATCACTAGAATTAGCCATAGTTGCCATCATACGCTTAGTTGATTTGCTCAACTTAAATGTTCCGTTTGTTTTTACCATCATATCTCCCAATACTTCAGTTTAAAATTATCTGCAATCGTTTCGTAGTCAGCATAACCACGAGGATTACAAACCACTCTTGTGCTACCAATCATATAATCAAATTCTTCATGTGTATGTCCATGAGTCCATAATTTAATTTGTGGTCTTTCCAAAATGAAATCAATCAAGTCGGAATGATAAGCACCGTTCATCAAATTATCATGTGCATATTTTGGATGAACACTAAACGGACTTGGCGTATGATGGCCAACCACAACAAACTTCTTGCTATGTTGACCTTCTGTTACAACACGAATGTAATCCAACATCTTACGATGGTCTACAACAGCATCTTCAGGACAAAAACGAGAAGCGCTTTCTATGTGTTTGAAACCAATCTGCTTGTGAGAACCGTTTTCAGTTTTTGTATATTTTGAACCGTTCTTACCATCTTCTGTGTATAATGGATTTTCTTCGTAGATTGGAACCTTACGAGATACCATACGATTAGAATTGTCAACACAACGGAAGTCATTCATTCTTTGTTGAACATGAAACAATGTCAAAGGATCTTCCTTATTCATATCAGTCCATAAAGTACCACCAATGAATGTAACTTCATCATGTAATGTCCATACTTCTTTGTCCAAGATTTGCAAGTTAGGCAAATACTTTAACATTTTCTTTAAATGTGGAATCGTATCTTTGAAATCGCCATGATAGTGTTCGTGGTTACCCACAATATACACTACATGAGGAAAATTATTGCAACAGGTATAAAAGAAATCATGGATACGGCGGCTCTTTTCAGAACTTTTACCAGCGTGACCATATTTCAAGTCAGGATTATCCACTTCTAATAAATCTTTTGCAACACAAATGTCACCTGAAAGAATAAGAACATCCGCCCCCTCATCATTAGTGAGAGTGATAGTTTTAAATTCAAGGTGAAGGTCGGAACATACAGCTATTTTCATAATACAACCATTATAACATGAAGAAAGAACAAATGAGGCAATAATGCCACAGTTGCCGTGATTTGCTAGTTACGGGCTCTAGCGCTACCCTATCGTTGTAGCCGTTTTGTCCACGATTCGCAACTTAGCGGTCCTAAGGTGAATTCTTAATACAATGAATCTGGCTTCTTACCAATATTATATTTTGTTACCAATTCCCATTCGTGTTTTTCTTTGAATGAAATGATTTTGATTTGGTGCAATGGTGCAATATTATCAATCATAATCTGTGGATTAACAATTGTAATTAAACCCCATTCTTCTAATAACTTTGCAATTGCGTTTCGTCTTTGAATATCATTTTCTGAAATATTGGCCGGTTTGCCATCAAGAGCAAACAGTTCCTTAAAATGAACAATATAATATTGGCCTTGCTTATGTAAAATATGGCAAGACTGGTATAGAATCTTTTCCTTGCGTGATGACACACCGATTCGTGTTAGCGTTTCACGAACCTTCAAAAAATCATCCTGCTCGTTGAGTGTAACTTCAACGAACTTGCTTAAATCTACCATGATGTTTATCCACCCGTTTCGGTTTTTTCTTTTAGTTTTTGGATTTGTTCATCACTAAGTAGGCGTAGAGCTTCACGAGCTTTAGAATCTGATAGTCCATAGACCATCTTCACACATTCTATATCTTCACTTTTCTCAGACTTTACCCACTTTGCGAAAGGTCGTTTTGTAGACCTAACAGTATTTAGTAAAAAGTCGTTTTGAAGCTTCTTATCAAGGAAATGCCTGCGGTTCATCTCATTGGCATAGATTATACAGTCTTTATGGTAAGACAGAGACCGATTGGTCATAAATGGTACATAATCTTTCTCTGTAATATCATCAACTATAATTTGTTTCTTGCTCTGAAGAATGGCATTTACATAGTCAAATGGATTACTCATAACATTCTCACTAGGCCGATTGTATCAATAGTAGTAAGTAGAAGGTAATTAGCAACCATCCCAAAAGATTTGCGAGTATAAGCAGCCCACAGGTACAAAGCACAACCAAGAATCCAAATTGGATATAAGACCAATAAGGGCGGATTTGGAACTGTGAGAGCCATTGCGATAGAGCATCCGATACTGATAGCCCAAGCCAAGAGTTCAACGACAAAGCGTAGAGGGTAAGATTTCCAATCATCATATATCCATTTTGAAATATTAACTAAGATGTCATTCATTTGAATTCACAATTTACCATCAACTCTGTTAAACAAGCCACCGTATTAATTTCTTGGTCAGCAACAAACGCTTGTTTGTATTGATAGTCAGCAAGAATCAAAACAGCTTGTGGTATAGATTGTGGTTTTAAAGCTTCATACAAGTTATCATACAACTTGCGGAAGAATGTTGTAGCATCCACATCGTTACTTG